GTGGGGGCTGGGAACACGAAGGTGACGAACAGGGTGGCGCAGACTCGGATATGACCTGCGCGCTTGTGAACTTGTGAAATGTCGACTTGACACGGCTGGCCAGGTGGCTATACTTTGTCCTGTAAGGACACAAACAACCAAAGGACCACGACATGAAGAATCTCACCACCGAAGCCTTCGGCCAGACCGTCGGACTTGACATTCGCATTGCCACCCAGGACGTGCTTGTCGTCATGGCACTGTTCGCCCTGATGGTGATTCTCTGTGTGGCGTTCGCCACCGTCATGACATACGGCCCGAGGGGTGCCTGCTGTGTGCCCCAGCAGTATGGCTACGAAGGCCACGCCTCATTCCATTGCACCAAGGTGCAGAAGGCCAAGGCCAAGGCCCGCAAGGCCGCACGGAAGGCTGCCGCCAAGTAGCACCAGCCTGATACCACGCACAGCGCCCTGGCTCACCGGCCAGGGCGTTCTGCTGTGTGGACTGAAGAATGGACTTGCATCCCCCTGGCCAGGTGGCTATACTTCCTACTGTAAGGACCAAACGAAAGGACCACCATGAACTTCACCACCCGCAAGCACTATGTTCGCCAGTCAGACGAAACCACCAACACCATGGGTGTCTACCTGGTCATGCAGGACGACAAAGTGGTTGCCCGAGTGCAGTACGCAGCAGGCTGGACCACCTGGGCAGCCATTCTGACCGACGGCACCACCACCATTCACAAGACCAAGACCGCAGCAGTTGCCTGGGCGCAGCAGGCGTAGGAAAGGACCACCATGAACTTCACAAGCACCGAACAACTTACCGAGACGGTCGACACCCTCGCCCGACTCATTGACGCACTTCCCAAGGGCACCGTGCCCACCAGCACCATTGACGACTTCCAGGTCGGCGACATTGCCTACGCATACAGCCGAGGCACCTACCGGCGTGGCATGGTCACCAAGGTCACACCCACCAAGGTCACCGTCGCATACGTGACGCAGGGTGGAGTGGCCGAAGGCCGCAAGCACGTTTCGGTCTGCACCTACGGAGGCCACGACCATGGGAGCGACTGGCGCAAGGCAGTGAACGTCACCAACAAGGCAGTGAGCAAGGACCAGGCTGTGACCGTGCAGCGTGGCGACCAGCAGGCTGAGGTCGGCACCACCGAAGCGGTGACGACGACTGACGATGGCATGTGCCCCGAGCAGGCCAATTTCTACGGCAAGTACCGTGCCGCTGGCAGCCGAGGCTACGAAATGCAGTGCCGCGAGTGTGGCGGCTGGGGTCGGTACGTTCAGTCGACCCGAACGCTCAGGAGCCACATGAAGGGGGCGCAGTAGGCGAAGGGGCGCTGGCGACCCGAGCGCCCTGGGGCTACGGCCCTGGGGCGCTTGTGCGTTTGTGAAATGTCGGGAAGAAATGTCTAGTTTTGACTTGACACGGCTGGCCAGGCTGCTACAATATGTCCTGTAAGGACAAAGAGAAATCGACCAAAGGACCAAGACAATGATGAAGAACCTCACCAGCGAAGCGATCGGCCAGATGGTCGGACTTGACATTCGCATTGAGACGCAGGACGTGCTCGGCACCATGTTGCTGTTCGGCCTGTTCGTGGCAGTCTGCTTCGTGTTCGGATATGCGATTGCAATGGGACCGGCAGGCGTTTGCTGCACCTTCCAGTTGAATTCGACGAACGTCGACATGAACATTCACGATGACCGTTACTGCCCCAAGATGCTGAAGGCTCAGCACAAGGCATACAAGAAGGCCCGCAAGGCCGAGCGTAAGGCTGAGGCCAAGGCTGCCAAGTAGCCCAACCCAACCCAACGCACAGCGCCCTAGCCAACCGGCTGGGGCGCTTTGCTTTGTGTCACCCAGGGTGGCTATGATGCAACCTGTAAGGAAACCGAAGGAGACACCGATGCGCCGAACCGCGCTACTGATTGCCCTGGCCCTGATGGCAGCAGCCTGCACCACCGTGGAGGTGGCACCGGCACAGACCACCACAGCACAGACCGTCACCACCACCACCACAACGACCGTGGTGGCCGCAACCACCACAGCGGTGGAGCAGACACAGACGGCCTACGAATACGTGGTCAACCGGCTGACCGACAACGGCCATGAGGCACCACCCAACCTCACCCCTGCCGTGGTCGACGCATTCGTCGACAACACCTGCCCGACATTCGGACAGGCGGTGGCAGCAGGCCAAGGCCCAACCGACAACCCCGAGACAGCCCTGGAACTGATGGTGGTCTGGCTCCACCCGACCCTGACAGCCATTACCGAGATTGCCGACCCCGAGGTGGCCGTCACGGCCCTGTACATGGTGTTCGCCTCATTCGCGGTGGGCTGCCCCGAATGGTTCGACACCTTCCTGGCTGCCGCTGAGGCGCTGGGCTACTAGCAGTGGAGCGCGCCCCCGTGTGGGGCGCTTCCACGATCTCATTGACACCAGGGCACGCCGTCAAGTACGCTGACCCTGCCGACACGGATGGAGGGCAATGACCAAAGCAACCCGACGCAAATACCTGAAGCGAGCACTGAGACTGCTCCGTGGCGGCGACGGCTGGATGAAAGAGGGCTACCACTACCGCGACCATGACACCGGCGACGAGTTCTACTGCGCTATCGGCGCAGTGTGGGCTGCGGTTCAGGGCGACTACCCCGACCTGCCTACGTTCGCCGCGTGGTCTGATGGTTCCCTCATGGCGACCGTTGTGACACAGAACCCTGAGCACCCTGCTTCCAGGGTGTTCGATGAAATACTCGCCTGCCTGGTCAAAGCGGCGCGGCCACACAGCGCCTCCGACATGGCTGTGACCCGTAGGCAGTCCACCATTGAGGACTGGAATGATGCGAAGTCACGCAAGTTCCGCGACGTGGAGCAGGCCATGCTCACTGCCATTGAGGCCGAGTCATGCTGAGGCGGCTGCTGCTCGCTGGCCTGCTGGTTGTCACTGTGACCGGCTGCGGTGAAGCCTCATGGGATTGCCAGACCAGGGTGGAGGGCCGACTGGTGCTGGAAGGCTGGGAGCAGCCCGAGGCGGCGAGCCTTGCCCGAATGCACTGCAAGGACGCTGACAGCCACACCTTCCGACCTGGCGACTACCTGAGGAGCGAGCAATGATGACGACTCTGCTGGTGGCATTGTGAACCTGACCCGAGCGACGACTGGCTACATGAACCACGCGCTGGTGGACGGCAAACTGCCCTGCGGCAAGGACCCTGACCCGACCAAGCCCCTGATTGCCGACGACTACGGGAACACGAACCTGCATTGCTTGAAGTGCGCGAGGAAGGTGGGGGACAAGTGACCCGACTGGCTAACTGGCTGGTGACCTACACGCGGTGGATGGTGCAGCACAGGACTGTCACCGGCATAGAAGTCGCGTATGCGCTGCTCATTGGGTGCCTGGTGCTGGGTGTGGGTGCCGTGGTGTTGGCCGTCTTTGTGGGACTCCTGGCTACCTTCCTGCCTCTCGGCTGGGCTATCGGCGTGACGGTGCTGCTCATGGCACTTGGATATGCGGTGGCAGTGGCGGTGAAAGGGGCGCTGGACACCGATGCCTAACTGGCTGGCCATTCCGCTGTTCCTGCTGGTGCTGTTCGCTGCGGTGGCCGAGTTCGGCCCGACCTACCGCGAGGGCAGGGAGCAGGGGCGGCTTATCCGTGCGGCGAGGCACCGGACCTGGCACACCGGCAAGTTCGCTGAGGCAATGCGCGGCCTGGACCTGGTGATAGGTGAGGCGGCAGCCAAGATTGACCGGCTGGCCAGGCAGTTGCATTCCCACCAGCACCCCGAGCGAATGCCAGACTGCGTGACCTTCCTGAGCCTTCCCCTGGTGCGCGGTCCCAAGCCCGACCTGATAGTTGAGGACGACATGCCAACTGAATGGTTCAAGGGCGAAGTGTGGGCTGTGGGTGAGGAGCCAGAATGAGTGAAGTCGCTGGGCGAATCGGCTACGCGGTGGCTATCACAGCCCTGGCCACGACCCTGGCCTACGGTGTGAGTGTGGCGCTGGTCCCTGGCCCACCACCGACCACGACCACGACGACGACGACGCTGGCACCGGACGAGGAGTTCCTGCGATGCGTCGACGCTGGCGTGGCTGACCTGATGGTTGACGTGCAGGGCATGACGGTGCCCACTGCTATCACGATTGCCGAGGATATGTGTGGGCACTGGATGGAGGGGCCATGATGGAAAGCGCCAAGATGAGGCACTGGCTGGGTTCCCGAGGAGCGCCGACCTGGTGAGGTAGGCGGTTAGTCCGCACTAACCTTTGCTTACGGATGCTGTAAGCAAAGGTTGTCATGGTGGAGTCCGAACCACGCCAGGGACCGCAAAGAGGCTGAGCCGCTGGTGGGGTGACGCTGAGCGAGATTTCACAAGCGCACAAGCGTATAGGTTTCGCTTGACACCCACAGACGGCACGCTATACTTGATCCTGTAAGGACCAAGACGAAAGGACCAAAGACATGGATTTCTACACCGACACCATGAAGGCAAACGACCGAGTGCGTAAGCACAAGATGGTCACAGCCGAGATTGCCAAGAACACCCCAGCGACCTACGCCACCGATGGCAAGGCCGACAAGGTGGCCACGGCAAAGTTCTTCAACCCCTACGGTGCAGGCACCTGGTACATGGTTGAGATGGACGCTCACACCGGCATTGCGTTCGGTTACGTCACCGGCCTGGGTTTCGACGAGTGGGGCTACTTCAGCCTGGTGGAGTTGGGCGAGGCGAAGGTGGGACCGTTCAACCTTCCCCTGGAGCGCGACAAGTTCTTCGACGGCCAGATTCCTGCCTAGCCACCTGGGTGCCCCAACACGGGGCACCCACATCGGCACCCCCGAAAGGACCAACCCCATGACACACACACTGACCCACAACACAGCACCCCAGCCTGACGGCACCACCATGTACCAGGCAGCGTGCTCCTGTGGCAGCACCGACGGTCGCTGGTTCCGTGGCGGCAAGACCGGCCCGAACAAACTGGTGACCGAGCAGACCAAGGGCTACTGGAACCGGCACATGCGTGCGACCTTCCGTGACACCACAGTGGCCTGGCCAGGTGTGCGTGCGTTCTGCATTGAGAACGTGCTCAGCGTGGGCACGCGGTGCCTGACCTTTGAGGGATTCCGCAGCACCCCGAAGAACCACTACGGCCCGAGGTCGACCGAGGTTGTGGCGATTGACAGGCTCAGCCTGGTGACCGGTTGACAGATAACTAACACCCTGCATACAATGCAGGGAATCGTAAGGACCAACCAAGGAGGCCCAAGATGGGCGCAGCAGATTTCACCAACATTCAGAGTGGCAAGACGATGGCCGACGCGTTCCGCACAGCAGCCGAGCAGGCTGCCTGGGAGCACGGCCACGGATACAGCGGCACCATTGCCGAAAAGCCAGGTGCGCTGAACTTCGGTGAGGCACCAGGCCGAGCCACAGCCAAGACCGTGCAGGCACTGATTCACAACGTGGACCAGTGGCGCAACGAAGGCACCTGGACCGAGCCGACCGGCAAGTGCAAGAACTGCGAAGTGCCGACCACCGAGCACAACGGGCGTAACCCCGAGGCGTGCGGCTGGTACTCGGAGCCGACCTACACCACCCGACGCACCGACCCGCGCAAGCGCGCTGGAGTCGTGGGCGCATTCGTCACCGACAAGATGGTGGACCTGTACCACAGCAAGTGGGACGCAGCGGTGGGGTTCCAGTTGACCGGCAAGGCGCTGGCCGACTACAAGGCTGCCATTGCCAAGCGTGGCGGCAAGATTCCCCGAGGCCACAAAGCCTGGGTGTTCATGGGCCTTGCTAGTGAGTAGGGGCGGCGTGAAGCGGTGCCAGGGCTGCCGTCTACGCAAGGACCGCCACGACGGGTATGAATGCCGATTCTGTGGTGTGGTTCATTGCCGACACCTGAGCACGCTGCGGAGCAAGGACGGCCTGACTGCGACATGCGGCACATGCAAGAGAGAGAGACTGTGACTGCACTTGACAGGCGTTCAGCGTTCTGTATACTTACACCATGACCAACAACAACACACCCGTCAACCTGGCAGCAGGCACCGGCAACCGCTGGACCACCCCCACCGGTCAGGTCGCAGGCTTTGAGGCCACCACCCCAGCGTGGGGCGTTATGAACGCTGACGGCATGCTGCTCACCCGAGATGGCCACACCCCCAGCGTGTGGGCCACCAAGGCCATAGTCACCGAACACATTGCCCCCAACGCCGACGGGTTCGCTGAGCACACGTTCAGCCTTCCCCTGGCCTAACCCGAAAGGACCAACATGAGCGACTACCGGAAGGTGCGAGAGTTCACCGAGGCGCTGGCCCAAGGCCACGGCGCAGTCACCGAAGGCACCCGAGTGCTCGCACTGCGAGGCACCTGGGTCGAACGGCAAGCCCTTGAAGGGGTCAACCCGTTCGTGCAGGACGCAGCCGAGATTGCACACCAGTGCAGAAAGGCAGGCCACTAATGCTGTGCGTTGTCTACGGATGCACCGACCCGTCCACCTGGGAGGAAGGCCGCAAGGACGGCGACCTGGTGCCCAGGCCACTGTGCGACCACCACAAGGCTGAGCGTGACCGCGCAGCAGGACCGCACATGAAGTACACCCCCAAGCCGTCAGACCGTGCCCCGTTCAGCGGCGAGATGACCGACAAGGATTACACGGTGCCAGGCACCCCTGGGTTCATTCGCAGCGCAGGTGGCGGCTGGCGAGTGTGGGCGCTGACCACCGCCGACGACGACGAACCCCAGCGCTGCTTCATTCAGCAGCCCGACGGCAGCCTGGCAGTGAACCATGACGGCAGCCACCTGGTCGCCGAGTCCTACCAGCAGGCCGTGGCGGCAGTGAAGATGCTGGGCGCATGAGCGCACCCAAGTGGCTGACCACCCGATGCAGCACCTGCATTTACTACAACGACGGCGAACGGATGCACCTGCGTCCAGGCCGAGTCGATGAGATGACCGAGCAGACAGTGCTCGCCGACACGAATGTGATATGCCACAAGTCGGCGAGCGTGAGCGGCGAATGGCCGTTCGATGCGTACTGCCACGGCAACATGGAGGAGAAAGGGCCAGGCCAGATGGCGCGCATTGAGGGTCGCCTGGGCATGGCTGAGGAAGTGAACCCGAGAGATTACGGAGACAAGGATGATGACAGTGGGTAAGGAACGCAGCGTGGGCCAGATTGTGCGTGAGCACAGCGAGGGGTTCCGCACCGGCTGCCGATTCGGCGTGCTGAATGACGGCACCGTGATTGACAAGACCGCCACGGGCCTGCGGCGAGGCGTGAGCCAACACTCCACCCTGGAGCAGGCACACAAGTCCGCCACGCGGTACTGCCGTGAGCAGTGCGCACCGGCCATGGCCAAGGAGGGCGTGTAATGCAAGGCACCGATGCGGTGAGGGCGGCGTGGCGTGCGCGCCTGGCAGACCTGGGTCATACGCAGAACTGGCTGGCCAGTCAGTTGGGCGTGACCCGAGGGCGAGTTCACCAACTGCTGCACAGCGACACCGACATGAACGTGTCGACGCTGGAGAAGGTCACCGAAGCCCTGGGGCTGAAAGTCGAACTGGTAGGGAAACCCACCGATGGCTAGACCCGAGGGGCTGACATTCGACGTGCACGGCTGCGCCTACGTTGGCAGCCCCGAGGAGTTGGGCCTGTGGTCCGACTGGTACGGCACCCGCGACAGTTGGCATGAGCCTGACGAGCAGGGGCTGCGCACAGCCGAGTTGCTGGGCGACCACCTTGACAACGCCATGGGCGTGCACCCCAACGACCGCTACGCCATGGAGCAGATGCACCGTTATGCCGAGCACCGGCTGGTTGTGCGCGACGACGACGGGCGTGCGGTGCTGGTCGTGAACCTGGCGAGCCTGTTCGGCTGGGCGAGCGCAGCGCACCGTGACCGTGACAGGCAGCGAGCACTGAGGGAGGTCCGACGATGAGCATGAACCCGTGCCGAGCGAAGCCCTGCGACGAGTGCCCCTGGCGGCGTGAGGCGCTGAGCGGCTGGCTGGGACCGCTGAACGCAAACGAATGGGCTGCCCTGGTGCAGTCCGACGAACCGGTTGCCTGCCACAAGACGATTACCAGCGAGACGAGCGGCGACGTAGCAGCGATGTATGACCTTCAGTCGGGGCTGCTCCAGTGCGCTGGCGCTGCGCAGATGCGCACCAACAGCATGAAGGTGCCGAGGGACCCCGAGGTGGCGGTGGCCGCTGAGGTTGACCGCGAGGCCGTGTTCGGCAGCGTGCTGGAGTTCCTGGGCCACCATGGCAGTACCCTGACCGAGTACCTGGCCGAGATTTACGGAGTGCGCAATGACTGACCTGCTGGCTGACCTGCTGGATGGCCTGGCCGAGGATGGCGACGACAGCCTGACCGGCAGAGTGCTGCTGGCAGCAGCCGTCGTGGGGCCGAACCTGTACCGCATCCACCGTGCGCTCCGTGCCCTGGACAGCACCGTCACCCAACGGCAGGTGCGTGAGGTGACACGACGTGCCCGCGCAACCGGAGTGTTCGTAGGCGGCAAAGTCGCTGCCTCTGACGGTTGGAATGATTCAGTGGGGTTCCACCTGGACTGCCTGGTGGTCGACGGGATGCTGGAGCGCGCATGAGGTTCCGTGTGCGTGCTGCCATGACCTTTGAGGGCACCGTGGAGTTGGACAGCGACGATATCGCTGGGATGCCGTACTCGGCGATTGAGCGTAAGGCAGCGGAGGTTCTTCGATCCCAACTGGCGGTGCCTGACGGCACCGTGCGGTGGGTCATGTCCAGCAGCATTCACGCATGGCCTGAACCCGACGAGGGCTGATGTTCTACTACTACGGGCGCAAGAAACGGCTGGCAGGCAAATACCCCCAGCCCGAGCACGATGTGCTCATTGAGCCGTTCGCTGGTTCAGCGGCCTACTCGCTGCACGGCGACAACTGGAAGCGGCAGGTCATACTGGTTGAGGCCAAGGCCGAGGTTGCCGAGTTGTGGGAGTGGCTGATTAGCCCGAGCACGACCAGGCAGACCATTCTGGACATTCCCGAAGTGGTGCCTGGAGAGAGAGTGCATGACCTGCTGAGGATGCTGCACGCAGCCACCAAGCGGATTTGGACCTACAAGAACGGTTACAAGGTCACCGAGATGCTGGCACGGAATTGGAACGGAAACCGGCTGCGGATTGCTGACACGATTCACCAGGTGAAGCATTGGCAGGTCATTCACGGCGACTACACCATGGCACCCGATGTGGAGGCCACCTGGTTCGTTGACCCACCGTATGCGCCGAACGCACGCAGCACAGACAAGTGGGATGCCAACAACCCTGGCGGTGGCTACGGCCTGCCACTTCCCGACTTCGACGCGCTGGGGCGCTGGTGTCAGGAGCGGGCTGGTCAGGTGATTGCCTGCGAGCAGGCAGGCGCTACCTGGCTGCCGTTCAGGCCACTGACCGAGCAGAGGGCGAGCGTGGGGCGCATGACCACCGAGGCGATTTGGATGAACACCGACCCGACACCGGAACCCCAGGGGCTGCTGTTCTGATGGCCATCGCCTTCGACGTAGATTCGACCCTGATTGACGACCAGGACCGCTGGATCGACCCTGCCTGCCAGTTGGCCAGGGCGTACTACCGGCAGGGGCACGACCTGTGGGTGTGGTCCGGTGGCGGCGCTGACTATGCGGCGACGTGGGCGATGCGGCTGGAGCGCTCCTGGCATGTGAAGGTGTCGCTGACGTTCGCCAAGGGCGACCCCAGGAAACTGGTTCCCCTGCCTGCCGTGGCCGTGGACGACTCCTGGGACTTCCTGTCTGCCCTGGCCGAGCGTGGGGCCGAATGCTGGTGGGTGGACCGGCGTTCCAACATTGTGATTCCGTTCACAAGCGACCCCCTGAAACGGCCAATTTGATCCCACACCTGATCTTCCACTGCTACTGTCACCTGACAGGGAAACCGGAGAACCACCCTGGAGGGACATGGCAGACACCAAGCCGAGCCTGGCAGACCTACTAGCCAGCGCCGAAGGCCGAGGCCGACCTGGGCCAGTATGCAAGGTGAGGGGGCTGCTCACAGCCCTGGAGGCAGGCGACCCGTCCGACTTCGCAGCGATGCACAAGTCACTGTGGCAGCGTGACAACCTTGACAGGTTCCGACTGTCCAGCAAGAACCTGGAGGCCATACTCGGCGAGTTGGGCTACAAGGTGTCGCACTGGATCATCGACCGGCACCGACGGCAAGACTGCGCCTGCCCTAGCGACCCGACGTGGGAAAGGTACGGGCCACCACAGTGAGCGCCTTCGCTGACCGGCTGAAACGGGCCGAAGGCAACCTGAAGGCGACCCGAGAACCAGTGAAGCATCCTGCTGGCTGGGACCCAGGCGTAGACACCGCCAGGGAAACGATCACCTACCGAGCCAGTGCGAAGCCGTCGGCCATCGCCCATGATTGGGACCACATTCTGGCTGACTACGGCCTGGACCCTGAAACCTTCATGGTGCTGGATGACACCGTGCAGGTCCGGTCCTGGGACACCAACGCAGGCCGTGACCCCGACACCGGCGAAGTGACCATTGAGCGCCTGTACTACTACCGAGCGACCATCGTGCGGCGCGACCACCATCTGGCTGAGCAGGCAGACCTGGATGCGTTCATCGACCGAGTGCGCAAGAGGCGAGTGCTGAAACCGAAGGCAATAGCAGCACCGGCAGGACCGCCGAGGAGCCTGGTTGTGGTGCTCAGCGACTGGCAACTAGGCAAGCGCGATGGGGACGGGACCGAAGGCGTGGCGATGCGCCTGGCAGCGCTGAAGCAGCAGGTGGTCGACCGTGCAGACCAGGTGCGTCGACTAGGGCACAACGTGGTCAGCCTGACCGTCCTATGCCTTGGTGACCTGGTGGAGGGCTGCTCCGAGTTCTACGCCATGCAGACGTTCACCACCGAACTGAATGACCGGCAGCAGATGCGAGCAGGGTACGAGATGCTCACCGAGTTGCTGCTGGCCTGGGCACCCGAGTTTGACCGAGTGAACGTGGCAGCCGTCGGCGGCAACCATGGTGAGAACCGCAAAGACGGCAAGGCGTACACCGACTTCGGCGACAACCGTGACCTGGAACTGGTGGAGATCGCCAGGCATGCCCTGGCAGGGAATGAGGGCTGCCAGCACTTCCGCTGGTGGATTCCTGAGGACTCGCTGAGTCTCAGCCTTGACGTGGAGGGCACCATCATCGGCTGCGCTCATGGCCATCAGGCTGGCAGGACGAGTGCCCCGAGCGGTGAGAACGCGGTGAAGGTCCGAGCGTGGTGGTGGAAGCAGATGAAGGGGCGGCGTAACGTCGCAGACGCACACGTCCTAGTCAGTGGTCACTTCCACTACTTTGAGCATCAGGAGAATGACCGCATCCACCTTCAGGCACCGGCGCTAGACGGCGGCAGTGACTGGTACTCAGAGGCCAACGGCGTAGATGCCAAACCAGGCGTACTCACCTTCGTCACCGGATACGACCCCCAGGTCGACCCCAGGCCCATGCACGTCGACGAGGTGAAGGTGCTGGTTGCGACCCCCGACGACTGGCAGACCTGATGTGGGTGCTGACTGTCATCGCAGTAGGCGCAGCGCTCACCGGTATCACGCTGGCGCTCAGCCTCTGGCTGCTGTACGGTAACCCCCTGCACCCGTTCTGGAGGGACGATGGCTGAGCGAGAGAAGGCCGATGGAGTGAATGTGCCTAACGGCGACTGGCGACCCACCCAACATGTCTGCCCCGCGGATGGAGAATGGTGGTACGGCAAAGCCGACGAATGTCAGAACGGTGGGCACACCAAAGGTGACATTCCACTGACCAGCGTGCGCGGCAACATCAGCCCAGCCTGGTAGCGCAACCGCGAATGGGATGAACTGGTAGTCTGATTCCCCAAGGGACACGCCACAGCCGACGAGTTCCACGGAGGGGCCATTCACATGTTCGACCCGATTCCTGGCTACCGCCGCGCGGTAGTCCGCACCAGCAAGCGCACAGGCAGCGAGCCGAAGAAGCCGAAGAATCCAGGGCGGTTCGTGTATCACACCACCGAGGGGCTGCGGTTCTTCGACTACCCGTACCCTCCGCAGTACACGATTGCGTGGGTGGGACCGCACAGCCTGAACCCAGGCACCTACGACCTGCGGCGCTGGTACGACCCCAGCACACTGGAAGGCAACCCGATCCTGCGATTGCAGGAAGGCGACGTGGTGAAGTTGCAGCACTGCGCCCTAGGCAAGACAGGCTACGCGCTGAAGGGGTCGCAGTCAGCCAAGGTCGAAACCAACAACATGGGGATCACCTGCATCCAGACCGAGTTCGTCAGCCGAGCCTCATGGGGCGACGACCTGACCGAGTGGGAGTACGACGTGGTGGCCACCGCAATCGCCGAGCAGATTCAGGCTGCCCGCGATCACTTCGGAGATCAGACCATCATCGACCCCACCAACGTTCCCGAGTTCCACGATTCCAGGGCGTACGGATTCGGCGACCCCTGGGAAATGTCGAAGCAGGAGTGGGCTAACTTCACGGGAATCTGCGGCCATCAGCATGTGCCTGGCCAGGATCATTGGGACCCAGGCAAGGTCGACAACATCAGGCTGAGCGCCCTGGTAGTTGAGGCGCTAGGTCAGACCCACCCGATTCCTCAGCCGCCACCCATCCCCACACCGGAACCCCTGGCGAACTACATGCCGAAGTTGTGGCGTGTGTTCCCCGAGGACAGGCTGCCGAATGCCTACGCCAAGCGCCTTCAGGCGCTGCTGGCAGTGGCAGGGTTCGTAGCGTCGAACACCTTCGACGACCAGCACAGTCCTGACGGGCTGTTCGGCACCGGCACCGAGAACGCCGTCAAGGAGTTCCAGCGATCCAGGGGGCTGAAGGCCAATGGCGTGGTAGAAGGCCCGACCTGGAGCGCGCTGCTGGGCGGCAGAATCCTGCCCGTACTCCAGCAGACCTGGCCCGACGATAAGCGCCCGTACACGGCAGCCAAGTGGATGCAGGCGCTGCTCGCCATTCAGGGATTCGTGGCATCCAACACGTTCGATGACCAGCACAGCCCTGACGGCAAGTTCGGACCAGGGACCGCCGAGGCCGTCCGTGCCTTCCAGGCAGCCCGTGGCCTGACCGTCGACGGAGCAGTGGGACGACGCACCTGGGCTGAGTTGCTGGGAGTCACCGAGGAGACGTTCTACCGGCTGCCCGAGCAGTCACTGGCGTTCGACTAGGCACCCCGTATAGTGGGGGACCGCACCGGAAGTCCTGCGGCGAGGACAGCACAAGGGTGGTGGGGTGTGAATCCCCTAACCCTGAGGCTGCCCGCGGTCGCTGCGTTTGCAGCCCGTCGGGGATAGGGCGGTGAGGCGTGAGTGGAGACGGCGGCTGTGCAGCCGACGTGAAGCAAGCGCCCAGGAGTCAGGGAGCGGCTAGAGGTTCCGCTGACGTGTAGCCCAGGGTCCTTCCGTGGTTGCCATTGTCAAGTACGTCGGTTACAGTGCCTGACATGCTCGCAGTTATCGCCGACGGCGTGACCGTCGACCCACCCAAGTCCAACGCTGAGCGCGCCGTGGCCAACCTCATTCGTGCCATCGAACGCTGCCAGCGGTGGGGGATCACCACCGAACTGGATGCCCTGGTGCTCCAGGTGCCCGAGTCCTCACCCCGAGGTGGCAGGACCGCACCCCGAGGTGGTGGCCCACCGGTCACAGCCACCGTCTATGAAGTGCTGGAGATGGACGGCGGCTGGTTGTCGCTCGCTGGGATCGGCATGATGCTGCCCGACTTCAAGCCCAATTCCATAGCGACGGCATGCCGACGCATGACCGAGAAGGGCTACCTGAAGATGCGCAAAGTGGAGCGACCGAACCTGAGCACCAATCCCTCAGCCAATGATTGGACCGAGGTCTGCGAATACCAGGTGGCAGGGTTCGACCGCGAATGGGAGTACACCTAGATGGCAGGGGGCGGCAGACCCCGAGTGAGGGACGGCGTGCATGATGTGCTGGCGACTACCGGCCAGTATCTGAGCGCCATGGAAATCCAAGGGCTTTGCTCGCAGCCGTGGACCTACAACGCGGTGACCAGGGCGGCGCGGCTGCTGGTTGAGACGGGATACGCCACCCAGGAGTTTGAGTTCAGGCCAGTCGACAACCATGTGGGGTACGCCACGGTGGCAGTGTTCAGGGCGACCACCAAGGAGTACGTTTATTCCGAGACGGCAGCCGAGCGGAAGGCAATGGAGAATGCGTGAGGGATCAGCAGGCCGACCCCCATACGTGGAGGAGGCATGCACTGACTTCCTGCTGGACCGGCCAGGCCGCTGGTTCCGACCGGTGGAGATCGCCGAGGCTGAGGGGCTGGTATTCGGATCGGTGAAGCAGGCGCTGACCAGGATGCGGCACCGGATGGACCAGGGGCTGGAATCACGCACCCGTCACATTCTGATTCACCATGATGAGGGCGAGCGTGGCAGTTACGTTCGTGAGGCGCTGGTCACCGAGTACAGGATGATGCCATGAACATCGAACGGGCGACCGAAGAAGTCGCGGCCCTACTTGCTGCCGCTGGCTCAGGGAGGTTGTCGCCAGAGCAACACCGAACCATCGCCGAACGGGTGCTGGCGGTGGGCTGCCATGACGCACCGGTGAGCAAAGGTCACGGCCTGGTCGACACCCTTTACATGGTTCCTGAGGACCGCTGGTCAGCCGAGTGCGTCTGCGGCTGGGTGCTGGCACCACCGGAGCGCACCCGTGATCGGGCGCTGATGCAGCAGGAGTTGCATGCCCTGTGGATTGAAGTGCATCGGGCTGCCGCTGACCTGCTGAGCCAACACACTGACCTGATGGCTAACGCACAGCGCGCTGGCCGAGAGATACGACGACTACACGGAGAACCCCTGGCATGAACACCATCTACATCAGTGGCCCGATGAGGGGCTACCCCAACCGGAACGCTGACGCATTCTCCCAGGTGGAAGAATTGCTGTACGACCAGTTTGACGTGGTAGTCAACCCTCACGACCTGGGCACACCTGACAGCCAGTTCGACCCCACCCCGATTGTGAACGGCACCCCCGAGGCGCATGCGGCCTACCTGCGGCGTGACCTGATGATCCTGGCCACCGAGTGCAATGCGATCTGCCTGCTGCCTGGCTGGGAGGAATCTGCTGGGGCGAGGGTTGAGGCCGCTGCCGCGAAGGTCATGGGGTTCAGGTTCTATGAAGCCCAGCAGTGGGACGGCGAGTGGAGATTCGGCAGGATCGACGCACCCGACACCATCGTGGTGGGGACCGCATCGGACTGCTCGCGGTGCGGCAAGACGCTGTGTGCCTGGGACATTGAGCGCAGCGTGACCCCATCAGCGCCGAGCCGGTCGGCAGGTTTCGTGCAGCCGTGGGCCGACCCCCATGATGTTCACTACATGGGGGCATGACGGTGGCTACAATGCAATCGGTTAGCGATCAGCCTCTGGCCTTCGCTGAAAGTACGCCTTGGATCGGCGGTGGCAACACCGTCCCAGGGCCGCTGCGCGTTTGGGGGCAGCCGTGACCTGCATGATGCCGCTGGCGCACCTGCTCAGCGTGTACCGGCCTGGGTCCGATGACCACGACTGGCAGACCGAGTTCGACCAGGTTGAGCAGTTCGACTGGTTCGACGGTCTGATGACCAGCATTCAGGAAACCGGCATTCAGAATCCGATCCTGCTGGGGGCCGATGGCCGAGTGTGGGACGGTCACCACCGGATCACGGCAGCGTTCAAGTTGGGGGTGGCCGCGGTGCCCGTGGAGTTCCGCACCGATTAGTTCGACTTGCACTGTGTATAGGAATGTGTATAATGGGGGTTACAAGGACCACACAGAAAAGGACCAACATGACCACCAAGACCCAACTGGACAAGGCATTCGACACCCTCACCGATGACGGGCGCTACGACCCGACCGGCGACAAGCCCTATGCCCTGGCCCAGGGAACCCTCACCCTGACCGCCACCGACACCAGGACCGGCGTTGTCGTGAAGCGCACCGCTCACTTCGACCGCAACGGCGACGTGGCCATGCTCAGCCAGCAGGATGCGGACGCACGACCCAGCGCCCTGTGGGACGCAACGGTCGGAGCCGTCAAGGAGGGCCGCTAACCATGTCAGCCCTACACACCTACGCTGCCGAACAGCAGTGGGAGTTCCAGGTGGCCATGGAGGCCCATGGTGGCACCGACCTTTACTGGTCAGCCGTCAGGACCGACATGAAAACCAAGTGCTCAGACCGTGACCATGTGGTCAGCCTCTACTCACGCCTGGCCAAGGCGTTCGGCCTGCCAGCCGTCAGCCTCCGCTACAAGCGTGCCCAGCGCAGCAATGGGTCCTACACCACAGGCGGCAAAGTGGTACTGAACCCCGATGCCTACCTGGCCACCGCGCTGCATGAGTTCGCCCACCACCTTGCATTCAGCCGAGGCCACACCGGTCACGGCGCAGGGTTCCGTAAGGCGATGGCCGACGTGGTGGCCGACCAGTTCGGTCAGCCAGCCGCCGACCTGCTCCGCACCTGCTACAAGAACGCCTAAGCAACCGACACGAAAGGACCAACCCATGATTGACCCGAAACTGCAAGCCACCCTGCTGGCCAGCCACAAGGCAGTGCTGGCAACCCATGATGCCGAACTGGCAGCCTGGGGCACAGGAGCCGAGGCCATGCTGGCCGAAGTGTTCAAGGCCGCAGCCGACCTGCACACCCTGCTCATTCAGCAGGTCATTGCCGAGGTGGCAGTGGGTGACCAGGTGAAGTTCACTGAGCACGACCCAGCCCTGACCCTGGTGCGCAAGGCTACTGGTGGCCTGGACCAGCGTGCGGTGTTCACCACCGATGGCGGCGAGGCCATTACCAGCGAATGGTTCCAGGGCGACGAGGATGGCCTGGACGAGGCCGTCTACTACGAACGGTATGTGGACGGCCAGCGTAAGGCCCACGGGTACGTTCACCGGACTGCTCGCACCCTGGTGCAGGTGGGCTGATGGCACGCCTTGACACCCAGCAACGAGCGCGTGTGTACAGCGCCGAGTCACGCACGCATGAGGCCATGCCGAGGGGGACCGCTGCCGACGAGTGGCTGCGCAGCCCCAGGGACCTGACCGGCACCCTGGCCCTGTACCACGACCTGGCGACTCACTTCGGGGTCAGCATGCCCGAGGTCCGTGAGGCGGCACGCATGGGCACCGGACGGTCCAACCTGGCTGGGCGATACCTTCACCATGGCGAGGTGGTCCTGGCGAGGTCGGCTGGCTGGTGGACCGCGCTGCATGAGTTCGCCCACCACCTGAGTGTTGGCGACTCCCATGGCCCCGAGTATGTGCTGGCCATGCTGAACGTGGTTGCTTACCGGCTGGGCAGCCAGGTGGCTGACCGACTTCGGGCCGAGTACATGAACCTGGGCGTGGCCATGGACCCCGAGGCAATGCGCCTGAGGCGAATGAAGGCCGAGGAGCGCAGTTGGCGTGCCAGCGAACGGGCCATGGAACGCGACGGCGAGAGAGGCGACGTGTACCTGGTCAGAGTCGACGCATACGACCGACCCGACCAGTACGCCTGGGCACACTCTGACCGCAGGTTCTACCTGGGACCTGCCTGCGTGTGGCGCACCCGTGAGGCTGCCGACGAGTGGGCCAGGAAGGCTGCCTACCGTGGCCGCACTGGAGTCGTGGTAATGAAAGCCCCAGGCCGATACGACGGTTACCGGCGCAAGTGGGACATGCTGGGCCATGTGGACCCCATGACCGGCGAGGTCAAAGGCTGGGATAGCGGCACCCGCGAGCACGTCACGGTCAGCGAGATTGTCGCCACCGTGATAGACCACCGGCCTGGGACCGTCTGATAGAATTGCTCGCATGACCCATGAAGCCACTGCTAATGAGAACCACCAGGAGGCCGCTGAGCGCAGTCTGATGATGATGGACGGCTGCCCACCGGCATGATGCTGACCGCGGGACCCATCAAGGTTCCCGACTACTCCCAGGACCCCGAGCGCGTGGCCGCTGCTGCGCGTGTGCTGGAGGTCGGCGGCACCGACCGCGAAGCATGGTGGGCGTTCACCCTGAGAACCGACACCGAGGCACTGGTGGCATCAGCGCTCACTCATGGGCTGAAGGGCGCAGCCAAGTACGCCAGGGAGCCATTGACACCGGCATGAGGTTCGCCTACGGTGCAATGAAGTCCTGATGGTCGACCTGGAGACACGCCATCAGGAGGTCCGTGGCCCTGCCCCAGGGCAACGTACCCTAGAGCCGAGAGGCTAGAGGGCGAACATGCAGGGAAACCTGGGGCAGGGACCATGGCGATATGCCGATGCGCTGGTGACGTAATGGCAGCCGTGCTGGCTTTAGGTGCCAGTGCCCGAAAGGGCGTGTGGGTTCGACTCCCACCCAGCGCACTGATGCCTGGTCCGACACACAGAAAGGTTCCGATCTGACTGTGCCGTTGTCGCACCCTCAGGAAGTCCGACACCTGGACCAGGCATCAGCAAATTTGCGTACGGTGGCCGACCGGCTACTGTCGATGTTGCCTCAGGGTGTGGTAACCCTGGCGCGTCGAAGCCCACCTTCGGGTGGCACTTCGTCCTTACAAGCCGTGAAGGCCCGACGTGGCAGTATCCATCCTCCACGTCGGGCCTGACCGGCAACCTGGTGGAGCGCCGAAGAATCGGCCCTGTGGACGTGCCCCTCAGTCGCACCCTGAGGGGCACTGCCATTTACAATGAGCCTTCCCTGGCTGTACACGGACTGGCTTAGAGGCGTGCGCGTTCGCCTTCGGGCGAGGATGAACCGGTGAGGTCGCGAACGAACCGGCGAGGTACCTGACGGCTCCCCGTCAGACGCGCTCCATGTAGAGGTGGCCCCTGCTAACGCGGGGGCTGCTTCACGTCCTGGCATGCCTGCTCACCTTGGCAGCATTCAGAGATGTTGGCTCCACGCATGGCGCAGCGAGGGTTGACGCAGGTGGCGTGCCCGTGCATGTAGACGGCCTGGTGGCCGCAGTAGGGGCAGGTCACTTCCCTGGGCTGACAGGGACCGCAACAGAGGTCTGCGCAGAAGTGGTCGGCGTGTTCACCGAGTTGGACGAGCGACCGCAAGCGGCCCGAGGTCCGGTGCCTGGTTTCACGTCGGCCCAATAGTCAGAGGGAGGGCAGAATACGACGGCACGGATGCCGTACTGCCTGGTCAGGTGATTGAACCCGTGGCTGACGCTCCACCAGTGGTACCAGCCGCTGCCACCTGGTTCCCACACCAGGGCCATGGCGAGCAGCACCGAGTCATACAGGTCGAAGGGGTCGACCATTCTGCCGAGGAGACGGTGGGCGCGTTCTTCGACCAGGTGGCCCATGTGGGAGACGTAGCCCAACGGGACGCGCTGACCGCCATACACCCAGCGGCATTCCCATTCGTGGCCGAACTTGTCAGGCCACAGGTGAGGCGTTCGTGGGCAGCCCCAATTGACTGAGTTCGCCCAGGGGTCACCACCGGACTCAGCGCCGACGACGTAGAGCATGTGGATCACGTCACGGCGGTACTGCTGAGGGTTCCAGGGCGGCACGACCAGCGTGTCCGTGTACTTCCTGGCATCGAAGATGGCCTGGGCGACTGGTTCGCAGAGGCCGAGCACCACATCGGTTATGTATCGGTCGTGGGTGAGTTCGTCGCGCAACCGTGGGCAGATCGTTTCTGTGATCGATGGCTTACGTGGCCCGAGTTCGGGCGGTGCTAGTTCGACCTGCTCCTGGGGTCCCATGTACCAGCCGAGGGTTTCGACTGCTGGCTGGCTGGGCCGCTCAGACCAGGGAAGGGGTGGCAGTAGGTTGGGCAGACCGTCACCAGCCTCATGGCTGGCGGTGATTGTCGCTATTCGCTCAGGTGTTGGGATGAGCGATAGCAGCAGGGTTGCGGCCAATACCGGCCCGAGAAGTCTCCGCACCGGCAGTCAGGTTAGTCGGCTCCTGGGCGTGCAATTGGGGACCGCAGAGGATGGCGTGGAGGATGCTGGCGCTCCGCGATCTGCGGATTGAGAACGCGAAAACTTCCCCTACGAAACCCCCGAATCTGTCACACCCCTAGTTTACAGTGTGTAATAGATGAAGTGATAAGGACCAACGCGGACCGGCGCATACCGGATCATGGCCCCCACCGAGGGATGATATCGGAACCAAGCCGTGGGTCGAGATGAGGTCAAACCTATGGGGCGCGGCCTGGGGCCAGCCGCAGATTCTAGACCTGTGACGGTCGGGTTCGATTCCCGAGCGCTCCACCAAGGCAGCCGCCATTAGTCACGGCACGTCGGGAGATTCCCGACGGACTGATGGAGGTGAGCAACATGGAACTGATTGAGTTCCTGGCTAACGCTCGCAAGTCCCGCGACCTGGACGACCCGTACATGGTGTTCGTCCTGGGCGATTGGGAATGGCGAGTGCTGTCCGTGTCACACAAGTGGCAGGACAAGCCTGCTGCACGTTGGTTCTGCGCTGTGCGCAGCCCATACACGTTCGGCTCATTCGACTTCGGTGACACCTACGTCCATGACGTGCTGGTGGTCGCTGGAGCCTGGTTGAGAGACGTGGATGGGAAGCCAGCAACGCTCGCACAACGCGAGGCGATTGCTGAACTTGCCAGCCGTGTGCCTAACCCGATGGGCTAAGCCCTGAGGGTGCCAGGGTCGGTGAGGGTCCTACCCCCTCCCGACTCTGCCGCAAATCTGTCATAGCAGCCGACTACCTTTAGAGAGTTCCTGCGCTGGGCTGACCCGTGAGGGTCTGTGTCCCCCCAGCGTCGGGACCCTGCTGGACCCCCCAGCCTGGGCAGGGAGTGCGCGTCAACCAGGACGCTCCCCACCTCGCCCAGGTTGGGGACCGCAGGACTTGCAATCTGTCACACACCCTGTGTAATATGATCCCATAAGGACCAAGAGAAAAGGACCAAGACCATGAACACGATTCTGATTGACGACTTCCAAGGCCAGAACCTTGACGGCGCTACTGCCGACGAGTTGGCCGAATACTTTGAGGGTTACACCGTGGTTGACGGGGTTCGCATTGTCGGACTCGGCGACCTGACCACCGAGTCATACGGGTGCGGTGATTCCTACATGACCCATACGGTTCAGTTGCTGGTGGTCGACCACCACTAGCACGAGTTTGCTGGGCGCTGGGATTTGTTGGTCCTTAGACCAGCGCCCAGCGCCGCTCCCCCTGTTTCAGTTCACCCCCTGTTTCGGGTGACCTGAAACACCATCCGAATTGAAACGGGTGCATTTCGTGTCACACCCCAGGTGTACAGTGTGCATAGAAAGTAAGGACCAAGAAAGGACCAAGCCATGAAGGTACTGATTGACAAGACGAACGGCCTGCGAGTCGGAGACGAAGTAGCCCTGGGATACACCCACGGAACCGTCACTGGCGGCGAGTACGACCGCCATGATGGTCGCTGGCTGGTTGAGGTCGTTTGGGAAACGGGAGTCATTGACACCGTGACCGACCTTGACAACCTCTCGCTGATTAGGCGATAGGCCACCGGCCCTTCGGGGCCACATCGTAAGGACGACGACCCAAAGGAAACCACCATGAACATGATTACCTGGACCGGCGAGGTAGGCCGACCGCTGGGAGCGCACTTGCCGTGCGGTTGCGGCTGCGACGAACGCGAGGGCGCGGTGCTCGGCTACTTCACTGCGTCGAATGACCAGGGCGAGGGTTTCACCCTGGTGTTCCGACCTGGCGAGGACGACGAGGCGTGGGCGGCTGTTGCCCGAGTGCTGAACCCGACCTAGTTCGTGTCACACCCCTGATGTACAGTGTGCAATGTAAGGACGACGAAGTAAGGACCTGATGATGCGAGAGACGATGAAGGTGGAAGCGCTCACCAAGGAACATGCGCTCAGCCTGGTGGCTGCCGACCTGACCGCGGTGGGCCTGGGGTCCGCCACCCTGATTAGCGCCCAGGACCGCGGCCCGAACATGGCCGGTATGCACGTTTGGGTGGTCACCTACGACGACGGCCTGGTGACGGTGACCGGCGTGGAACCGTTCGGCCCGATGGATAGCGTGATAGTCCTGCAAGGCGAGCGCTACGGCCAACCCATTCGGTTCGCAGTGGACCACCGGCTGGCACTGGTGATAGAGGAGGCGCTGGGGTATGGCGACTTCCCCGTGAACGTGTCGATTGAGGAATGGCAGGTGATTGGATAATGGCGACCTGGATTGTGAGCCTGGACAACGTGGTGGCGCTGGGTATGGACGACGACTCCACCGAGTACGACGCGACCGTGGCTGGTGCCGAGGCGCTGGCCGAGTTGCTGGACCGCTACCTGCACGGCGACGAGGATGCCGCGGTGTTCGTGGTGGAGCGCGAGGACACCGACACCGAGTACCCGCGTACCGTGACCGTGAGCGGCGGCGAGGGTGCGACCGTGCGAGCCGTTCAGGCTGCCCGTGAGAAGTACGGCGACGACTGGACCGCGGCTGGCCTGATAGACACCGGCACCCCACCGTGGTCTGGCCCCTACGTCTACCAAGTGGAACGGAGGGTACACGGACCCGAACGTGTCACACCCAGCCCGTAGGCTGACCCTGTAAGGACGACGAGATGATGGAGGGACCCCCAAAGTGACCAAGTGGAGCAGCGACTGCCCCTACTGCGCGAGCGCCAACACTGTGGCCGATGGGCCTGAGGTGGACGGCAGCATGGCCTGGGAGAATTGGGCCTGCGGTGCCTGCCACCGGACCTGGCAGCAGGTGTACGAGTGGACGCACTGCGAGGATGCCACTGGTGAGCCGATGCGCTGCACCAACTGCGGCGACGAACTGCCCAGCCATGACTCTGACTGCCCTGGAGCATTGCCCGAACCACCGACGGCCCTGGGTGTGCCGATTAGCACCGTGGCCCGTTGCCCAGAGAAGCGACTGGACCCAGCGCACTACATGGTGACCTGCGCTCACTTCGGTGGACCCACATGAGCCAGAAGCGCTTGGAGAAGGCGAAGCGCCTGACCCGCGAGGGTGCCTGCCGACTGATGACCACCGGCATGACCGACACCGATGCGTACGCCAGGTACGACGTGCGAGGCGACCACGGCGACCACATGACCCTGGCGTGGTACTCACCGGAGGGGCTGGCGATGACCTGCACCTGCCGATGGGGCCAGCAACGGGATACGGCGTGCTCGCACCTGGTGGCGACTGCCGCGGTGGAGTCAGTGAGACTGCGCGCCGACCCAGCCCTGCTGGCGATGGTGGGCGAGTGGACGACCAACAACGTAGGGAGCATGAGATGAAACTGACCGTGTACGGCAGCAGCGATGACCTGGTGGAGATGGACGGCACCGGCGTGACCTTCCCGAGTGAGGGAGGGCGCACCACCGCCGAATACAACGTGTACCCCAAAGGCAACTGCCCTGTGGTGTTCCTGATCCGTGACGGCGCAGACAAGACCCGCGCGGTCCTGTATGCGATCTACGGCGAGGGTGGGTGCTGGACGTTCGCGGTGGGTCAGGCCGACGAGGAGGTGCCTGTGCCGCCAGGGCTGGGAGTCGTGGTGCTGGCCCCGAGTGCGGTGACCTGCTGGCCGTCGATGAACGGATACAGCATGGTGCTGACGGCGACCTGGGACGACGACGGCGATGATTGGACCGTGATTCTGGCCGAGTGAGAGCGCGAAAACTTCCACTAAGAAATGTATAGGAATGACTTGACACAGGTTTGCAATGTGTGTACATTGACTCTTGCAGGTTGAGAAACCGAGCAGCGGCTACTCCCCCGAGAGACAACGGGACAGGGAGAAACCCCCAGGGAAACCTGGGAACCGTAGTGAGCCACAGGGCTGGGTGAAACCAGCAACCCGCACATAGGGACCTAAGGCCAAACCGCCAGAGCGCAGTGCCCAACGTACGACACAGTACGGGACAGGGATTCGGAGCAGGTGGAACAGAATGAAGTGAGCATTCGCAATGCCGACCAGTCACCCAACCACCAATTGGGTAGACGGTGGTCAGCACAGAGACAGTTTGTGAATGGCGGCAGCAGCAGGGCAAGGCAACGAACCCCATGGCTGCCGAGAGCAAGTACGGCAATGACCCCTGGAGAATGGGGCACGACCTGGCAACAGGAGAACGTGGTAGGGAGGGTCCCCTACCGGAGCAGCCACCACTACTTAGCACAGCGCACCGACAGTGACCGACTGGTACTCGGGAACTAGCGGCAGCGGCGCGGCGTAGACGGTGGTGAGTTCAAGCGGCGTGGTAAGACCTGAAGTAAGCAGACACGAAACGCGGGCTAGGCCACCTGGCTGGGCGGCACTGCGAGTGCTCACAACATCGGAACGGCGACTGCCGAGTCCCCAACGGGGGCGAGGGTGAGAGTCCACTAAGCAGCCTCCACTGAGAGCGCTAGGCCAGGGCACTGGATACAAGCGGCGTGACAGGGGTGAGTCCCCCATAGAGACGAGGCGACCATGGAGGCAGTCACCGTTCTAATCGGTCAATGAAAGGACCACAATGACGACGTACCGGATTACGGGTGCGAGTGACCTGGCAGTGGGCGACGTTGTACGCACACCAGCCCAGGAGGTCTGGGTGATTGACAGCCTGGCTGCATTGCCTAGCCTTTGGGTTGCTGACCTGCTGGTTGGCTACACGGTTATGGAGTCACCCAAGGCCCACAACCTTGGGGTCAAGTCGGACATGGAAGTGTTCGCTGACACCCTGTTCGCGGTGCTGGGTTAGACCAGCACCACATCGGTCAAATGAAAGGACCACCACAATGTTCGCAACGAGCATGATGGAATGCGACCGTCGGGTGCCGAGGGTTCACCGATTCGTGCCGAGTGGCGAGGGTTGCGGAACTTGCTTCAATGCGAGTGAAGCGGCCATGAGCGACTGGCAGGCTTTGGACCAGGCAGCCGCGGAGGGTTTGGTGACTGACGGCGAAGTGAAGCAGATGATGGACAAGGCATGGATGCGTGCCTGGTTCGGAACCGTGCGCACTAGCCAGCCAGTTGCTGATGCCTTCGCCTCCGACGATGCCCCGTTCTAACGGGGCAAATCTTGGACCAACGAAAGGACCAACCAATGCTGAACTGGACAGTGACCACCACCTACCACGGCGGTGGCGACGTAGTTCACACGTTCTTCAGTGCCGACACTGCGCTGGCGTTTGAGGCTAAGGCGATTGCCACCGGCCTGTACCGCAGCGTGAGGATCGATGCCACTGACTGAACAGTCGGGACAGCCCGACAATCGGACCTACTGAAAGGGACCACAACATGACCAACCCGATGGACTTGCCTGCGACCCCGTATGGAATGTTCACCGATGCTGGTGCTGCCAAGGTCGGCCAACTGGTTGACAAGGTAGTGGGACTGGCCCATGACGGGTACATTCCAGCAGGGCTGGCGGTCGCTGTGAAAACAGGACTGCACGCCATTTCGCTGGACCACCCTGAGGCCATGGACACCGACGTGCGCGAGCATGTGGCGGCGGCGCTTTATGCGCAACTGCCCGAGAGCATGGTCGACGCACTGTTCGACAGCCCTTCCTGGTAAGGGCTGACCCTCCCCAGGTTATCCTGGGGGAATCTGACGAAAGGAGGTGAGCACCATGAAGGCCAAAGATGACCTTCGGCTCACTGCTCGCAAGGAGAGCGCCCACCGTCTCGCGGTTCAGGAACTGCGTGAGGGCCGTCGCCAGTCTGGCGCTGGTGCTCACCGGAACCGCAAGCGCGAGGCTGACAAGCGTGCCTGCCGTGGCAAGGTTGCCTGGTAGGCCAATCTGAGAGCGCGAAAACTAGATGAAGAAATGTCTAGGAATGACTTGACAAGGTAGTACACAGTGTGTACTGTATGTCTTGCGAGTCAGAGATGACAACCGCAGCCGAGTGGCCCGAGAGACAACGGACCAGCCACCGGAGTGAGCAACCACCGGACCACGATGATTGCCAGCAGGTCAGGCCACAAGAGCGACATGACCCAACGGCAGAGTGGAGCGGCACCCGACAAGGGCTAAGGGGTAGGGCCACACCAGGGAGAGCAACGAGCACCTGGGATGACGAATCTACGCTCCAGCGTTGTGCAGCCGACGTACTCGGGACATGCACATGGCCAGCGGAGCGAACAGACCTGACAGGGCAGGGACACCCTGAGAACCTGGCTAACCCGACGGCCAGAGCCAACGACGGGACATGGCTACCACAGCGGCCATTGCCAACGCTGTGGAATCCACCCAATGTGTCATGGGGAAACGGCACCGTGTTCAGGCAGTTGGCGAAACGAAACTGCCCGACTGAGTGGTGATGCTCAGAAACCTGGTTACCACAGCGACCAGTGCCAACGCTGTGGAATCGGCCAACAGCCACCAACTGGTGTTGAGCACCGGCAACATTCAGGACACGCCACTGAGCGTGCCTGCTGCGCCAACGCAACAGCCACCGACAGGTGTTGAGGCCATCGGTCACAACGAAAGGGCCATGATGAAGAAAGCGGTTATGAACCTGGTGCCAGGCGACACTTTCGAGAACAGCCGCGGCGTGGTGCTAACGGCCACACGCAGGGCACGGGACACTGACCCCAACAGCATGATTGGCTGGTACAAGGTCTGCGCCAAGGACGCTGACGGCAACGCCACAGCGTTCTTCGGCTCAGGACTTGATTCAGTCAACATGGTGGGCGCTTAGGCGCTCACAATCTAGAGCGCTGCCAACCGGCAACGATGCGCTGCACGACTGCCATGGGTGCAATACCGGCAGGGCTGGGTGGGATTCCCAGCGAGGTAGGTGGTTTACCCAGCCAAGGCTGACGAGCCAAATGGGTAGCATCGGTGAATAGCCAGGAGAGTGCGGTGCAACCCCGTGGGCCTGGCGAACCACCGTCATGTGAACTGGTTAGGCGGTGCAATTCCGCAGGCTGAGTTCACGCAGGGAGGTGGTTCACATTGTGCAACGGTCATAGGCTATTGGCCTATGACGACCCCCTCCCGAATCCACGGTCAGCCGTTTCACATGAAACACCTGACCCAGCGTGCTGGATTCCCGACGGCACGGTGAACTAGGGAACGGTGCAGCGCAGCAGCAGAGGTTACGAAGTGCGCCAGCCAGGTGCGATGCCTGCAATCGGTTGGGGGCGGTCCCCTGCAAGCACAACCAGGTGGGAGGTCCTGCCAGCGTGACGGCGCTGGCCTGCTAACCCACCTGGGTGCGAGGCTGGCGAGCCAGGTCGGAACGCGAATGCGAACCCCCAACCAATCACACCCCCTGGGCTGGGCGGAAAATGCCTTCAATAGAGGATGAGCCAGCGAGTAGCGGCGCGCAGTGAAACCTGGCAACAGTCCGAAGGCCCAAAGGTGTGGGGAACAATGAACCTGCCGAGCGCAGGGCTGGCTGCTCGCCTAATACACGCCAGCGTTCACAAGGGGCGAAGGGCCGAGGGTCCCTAGGCGCAGCCTGAAACCCTCGCATCGTAAGTGCCAGCGCCGACCTGGCCACTGACCCAGCAAACCAAGAATGCACGAACCTAACTGTGAACCCGTCGGCATCGGGACCACGAAAGGGACCAAATGAACCTGCACCATGAGTGCGAGGAAACCTGCCCGACCTGCCACTGCTGCGACGTTCACAGCAACCTGCCTGCCTACGGCAAGGTGTGTTCCTGTGAGGCGCGTGGCCTGGCTGGCAGCGACGAGCCAGACAACATGTGTGCCTGCCATGCCGAAGGGCGAGGTCGGTACGACAACGAGCACGGGACCCACTGAGGTCCCAATCGGGACCAACGAAAGGGACCCCAATGACACTGGTGGCCGAATACCTGGCACGCCATGCTGATAGTCCGGTGAGGGCTGCGGCGGCGCTGGCTAGGGACCTGGCACGCGACGACGGCCTGAGGGCTGGCTACTCGCATGACAACGCAGCGCTGGCGGCAGCGGACCTGTTCACCCAGGACCGTTTTGACCGTGCGGTGACTGCGGACCAACTGACCACGTACAACAACGAGCACGGGTGGGCCTGAGCCACCCAATCGCCCCCTGGGCATCATGGACCACCTAGAAAGGACCCCATGGCTATTGACGTGAAAACCACCACTGCCATTACCAGTTTCGTTGGACCACAGTTCGACGATGACGGCAACCTGACGCTGATTCTGTTGGATGACAACACCAGCGCCCAGGATGCCATGTACCAGGGCGAGGGCATTCGTGTCACCCTTGGTGCCAACTTGGCTGACAGCCTGGCTGCCAGCATTGTTGATGGGATGCGCAGACGGCTGCTGCCCTAGGGCAGCCAATCGCCCCCTGGCCCGTGGTCCGGTCAGTCGGGGCTATCGCGAGGGCTGCCTGGGCGGCGGCTGAGTAATAGGGCTATGGCCCAACCGGCGCTGTATACAACGGCCACAATGGTGTGCGCACACTGGCGTGGCAAGTCGGTTCAGCCAGCGCCCAGGGAACCCTTGCAACGAAAGGACACACCCATGTTCCTCATGGATTGCGTCGACTGCGGTCACCAGCATTGGAACCTGCTGGCGCTCGCCTATGTGCAGTGCCCTGATGAAGGCTGTGACTGCACCCTGGGGGCTGCGTAGCCCCCGAATCAGGACCACCGAGGGAAAGGACCCGAGATGTACCTGAGCAAAGACTCCACCGTGAGCGTGGAGGCGCTGCACCGAGTTCAAGAGAAGGCGACTGCGCTGATGCTTGGTGCCCAAGCGAGGGCAGACCTGTACGGTGACGAGACGTACCACCCCGATGCTGCCGCGGCTGGCGTGGAGGCATGGCAGTGGGGCCAATTGCTGAACCGGCTGGAAACGGCAATTCAGTATGACACCGGCGACGTGCTGCTGGAGATGCTGCTCACCAGTGCGCTGGGCACAGCGAAAGGGCTGGGGCACGCCGATGACCGAGTGCCAGGATGGATGGCGGCTGATGCCATTGACTGGCTGAACTTCGGTGGCATGACCGTCACCGTCTGAACCAACACCCCTGGGCATCCCCCAGGGGGAATCGCCCCCCAGGTCTTTTGGTCCACCTGGTCGGGGCCATCCGAGGTCATCCCAAAGGAGGAGACAACCGAATGAAGTACCCCACCGGTCTGCCCGACGACGCGCTGACACGGGAAGTGTTGGCACTGGTGAGCAAAGCCCATGCAGGGCAGGTGCGCGCTGATGGTGTGACCCCGTACCTGGAGCACCCTGTGGAGACGGCTCACCTGGCGCTGGGATTCTGGCCGCAAGGTCTGCACCCCGACTCTGGAGGCATGGCCCCCGAGGGGCTGGTGCGCATTGCGCTCGCCCATGACGTGCTGGAGGATTGCGGCCCCGAGTGGGCTGACCTGCTGGCCGACGTGCTGCCCCGCGAGGAGTTCCTGTGCGTCGACTACCTGACCAAGCGTGGCCCCGACTACTTCGGGCTGCTGATGCGCTCACCGATACCGGCTGCCGCAGTGAAACTGTGCGACCGGCTCAGCAACATTCGTGACATGACCGGCTGGGGTCCAGGGCGACGAGCGCGCTACCTGGTGCGCACCGCCATGGACGTGCTGCCCCTGTCTATGCGCTCACCGCTGCTGTACGGCGCTGGGGATGCGATGCGTGACGAACTGCGTCGACTCAGCAACCGACTGGCCAGGGATTTCTGAGTACCCCCTGAGGTAAGTTGGCCACCGACAGATAGGGAGGGTTATGGACAAGCAGACCTATGACGAGTTCGTGGCAGCGCATGAGGCTGGGCGGCACCTGACTGTGGAGTGGTGGGCGAAGCCTGCGCCGAGTGGTGGCGGCTGCCCCCTGTGTATGACGCTGCAAGCGCACTAAACCCACACGCTGTTATTCACAACGTGTACACTGAATGGCAGACGACCAAGGTGGAGAACCATGGCGACGACCGACCAGCAGGCGTGCCTTCAGTGCGCAAGGGCGATCACTGAGCACACCGCACACAAGACACCCGATGGCCGAGTGATGGTGTACTGCCGCGGCGGCAGGCACAGCCACACGTGGTCCCAGGCCGACCTGCGGCACCTAGCGTCGTGGGGGCTACTAGCCAGCGCCTGACCGGCGTGCTACCTTGCCACCTGTCAAGTACGGGAGGCAATCAGAATGCTGGGCCATGGACCGATTTGGGGCGAGTGGCATCACTTGCTGGGAGTCGGCGCAATGTCGGCACTGTACGGCCTGTGGCATTGGATCAGCACCTGGCGTGGTCCCCGTGACTGACTCCGCAATCGACAGGAGAAACCGTGATCGACTTCGCACTGATCCTGGCTGGCGCACCGCTGGTCATCTTCGCTGCATTCCACCTGATGAACCGAGATGGCATGGAGGGCTACATCGGCACCGTGCTGCCGTTCCCGAAGTGGACCAACCGGCTGGCCGCAGCCTGGCTGTTCGTCGCTGGGATCGGCACCGCCACTGACGCTCATGTGAGCATCAAGGGCGACACGTACCACTACGGCCCCCTGATGGCCGTGGCGTTCCTGCTCGCAGTCACCGTTCTGTTCCATCGCCCGAAGGGCACGGAGGATCAGGCGAACATTCAGGCTGTGCTGAAGCACATGGCGATGGCTGGTGGGTATCTGTTCATCGCGGTGGCGTGAGGCGTAGGCGTTCGCTCCCCCCACAGCCGCGCTCACGGCGGCTGCTGGGTGGGGGCGACAAATCCCATGAGCAGCGCATCAAGGATGACCTGGCGAGGCACATGGACGCTTTGCGCGAGCAGCGCAGCGTGCCCACCCCTGAGGAACGGCGACTGGCTGCTGAGGAGAAGGCGAACCCGAGCGTGCAGAAGGGGCCACCGATCCTGTCGGCACCCATCCACGATGACTTGCCTGAGGGGCTACCGGTGCCACCGGACGACCCCGAGGTCCGCAAGCCCAGCAGCAGTGATCCGAGCATCTGAGTGAAGGTGCGTGTGGTGCCTGGTGTGGATGGCCCTGGGCAGATGAAGTACGCCGACGGCAGCACCCTGGCCTGGCAGCAGACGTTCACTGTGGAGGTGAAGGCGCTGGGAATCCGTGTGCCAGGGTATCGATCCGCTGCGGCGGCGCAGCAGGCAGCGAGCCTGATGATGACCCGAGGCCAGAAGGCCACCAGGCGCGGTAAGGTGACGAGGTTCGCTGTGGACGGCCCGTGGCTGCTCGCCGATGGGCGCTGGGAATCCACCTGGAGGCCAGTGCAGGTTTGACTTGACAGTAGTTTGCACCCTGTGTACAATCACTACTGTGATACGGACCAACGAACAAAGGACCAAGCAAATGACCACCGTTTCAGTATTCCACCAGGTGACATTCACCGACGAGGACCGACGTGAGCGCCTGAACGACCACGACGGCACGCAGTACGGCATGACGCAAGAGCCAGGCAAGGACGGACCCTGTGGCCTGTTCTGGGGTTTTTGCACACAGTGCTCAGTGAAGCAGGTTGCCGAGTTCACCACCGACCTGACCGGCACAGATGCGCTGGACAAGGTGTACCAGCAGATGCAGAACGGCATTGAGGAAGTCGGCATTACCAGCCTGGGTTGGCAGCCAGCCGAGACTCGCAGCCTGTCCGTAGGTGACGTGGTTGTGCTTGACGACCAGGCGTTCGTTGTCGCTGGCATGGGATTCCACCAGGTCGACTTGGCTGACGTTCGCCGAGCAGTTGAGAACTACCAGGCGAACCTCCAGCGTGACGGCTGGGTGGCGTTTGGCTAAGACCCACAAAGCGCCCCAGGGCAACCTGGGGCGCGCATCGTAAGGACCGACCAAAGGAGCGAGATGAGCAAGCAACTGGCGACAAGGAACATGGTGGCGGCAGGGAAACTGACCGTGCTGATTGCCTACGCACAGACAGCCCTGAACCGGCTGGAGTCACTGGCATTCACCGACGACCCAGCCGACGCACTGGTGGCCTACGACAAGGTGGCCATGCTGGTGGACGATGTGATGCACAGCGCCAAGGATGCGAGGAATGCTGTGGCGATGGGCCACAAGGTGGCGGCAGCCGAGCACGATGCGACCAAGCCAGCGCGGCAGGCCATTGTCGCCTGGGCGAACTAAGGAGGGGGCGATGGCACGCACACACCAGGTGAAGGCGTACCGCGGACAACGGAAGTGCCAGCACGCCGAGGAAGGCGCATACAGCAAGTGCGGCCTGCCGCTTGCCGAGCACCGAGACGACACCAACCCCGCGGCAGCACCGCTGGGCCACCCGTTCACACAGACGGCCCTGCGCTGCGAGGCGTGCGGCCAGAACATTGAGATTGGCGACCCGTACAAGTGGGTGGCACCCAGGGCGCACCGAGCGACCCGAGGCCGCAAGCGCAACAGGCACACCGGCTGCCCAGGGTGGAAGCCCAGCGAACTGACAAGCAGCCAGCACCTCGCAACCGTCTATGCGGCGCAGGAGCAGGCCGAAGCCGACCTGAACGCCATTGAGGTGCCCAGCGATGAGGATGACGCTGACGGGTTCGTGGAGGAAGTGGAAGGCGTGGTGCAGGCATTCGGCGAGGCAGTCCGAGAGGCAGCCGATTCCTACCGTGAGAGCGCCCAGGCGATTGAGGAGGGGTTCGGTCACGCCACCTACCAGTCCGAGGAGTTGGAAGGCAAGGCTGACGACATTGACTCATGGGCTGACGAGGCCGAGTCATACAGCAGCACCGTTACGGCCAGCGACCTGGAACTGACCTGCGCCAACATGTGCGGCATGGAGGAGGAGGCGCACGACCCCGATGCGTCCGACGAGGATGAGGCCAACGGCGATGCCTGCAAGGAGTGGGACCCCGAGGGACTGGACGAATGGGCCGAGCAGGTTCGCGACGACGCTTTGACGCTGGTGCAAGACAGCCCCGTGTAACCTGCCGACCATGTTTCTCGCTACACACACAGGTGGACCCCATTCACTGGTGGGGTCCCCAATCACACTGCTGACGGGGTTCTTCGGGATGCTCGCAGTCATCGCTGGAGTCACGCTGCTACTCGGCTGGGGGCTGCACGCGCTCGCCGACGAGATGAGCCGACACGGCTGGACGCTGCGCGCCTGGTATCACGGCCCGTTCACCAACTGGTGGAAATCGGGATGGTCGGAGGAGTAGGCTGACGGCATGATCCGCGCTAAGGCATTCGGAGGGCCACGGGATGGCTACACGACGGAGGTCCCTGAACCTCTGCCGATGATGCTGCGTCTGGCCGAGCACGGCGACGACTCCGGCGACGGCGTGGCCATCTATCGGCTGACCGACAGGGCCAACACCTCCGAGGATCGGGACACCTACGTGGCCCACTACCACTACCTGGTGACGCTCACCGCAGAGGAAGCCAAAGCGCAGTCCAGGCCACCGATGGTGAGCCTGGGTGAGGCAGCAGGCCACTGGCTGCGCATCATGCGTCGAATGCTGCTGGAGGTCGACGCTCATGTGCTGGACGTGCTGTGTGACGAGTGGCTACCAGCGACGATCCTGCGACCGGAAGTGACCGCGGAGCAGCGACAAGATTTGCAGCAACTGGAGGCGCTGGCCACCACGCTGCGCGTAATGCGAGCCGACCTGATAGGAGACAGGCGACAGGATTAGAGAATGCAGGGCCGCTTGCCAGGCAGGCTGCATGTCCCCGAGGGCGCTCAGGACGGTCGCCCGAGTCATTCATGCAGCCAACTTCGGCCTACGAAGCCACGAAGGTGGCAGCCAGTCAGAGTTAGGGGCAAGTTCGGCGCAAGGTGTTGAGGCCCGTACAGGGCCAGCGAGGGGATAGGGCAGCCAGGACTGGCCTGCCATCCTCCACCCTCGCGAGATGCACCTGGGTGGACGCTTTCGGGCGTTGGGAGGCTTGTACTTCCACCCTGCACCTCTATATACTTGACGCACTGTCTACCTGAAGGGTTCACCAGAGTGGCCAAGACACGATTCGACGGGCCGATAGCCAAGGCCGTCAGGGCTGAGGTCGGCACCGCCAAGGACGGCAGCCCCGTCATGGCCGTGGTGTTCCACACGAACTATGACTCCGTGCAGCGCATCCCCATTGAGATGGCCAGCGACCTGGTAGCAGCGGTGCGTAATGCCCTGGGCGAAGTGGCAGAGGTCGACGAGACAGGTGAGGCCAGCGACCCGACAGCCGAGGCACTGGCAATCATGTCCGACATTCACCAGGTGCCTAGCGACCAACCAGAGGCGACTCCGGTCGCTCCGGTCGCGGCGGCAGCACCGACTGCCCTGGCTCATGTCCGTAGTGTCAACCGGCAGCGCTACGACTTCACCCGCGTTCACATCGGCAACGATCACGGCTGGTCACCAGCCGACTTTCAAGGGCTGGACGAGACAGTCCTGAAGGCCAAGCATGCCGAGATGCACCTGGGACCGAACTGGAGGGATCATGGTTGAGTCAATGAAGCGCACCGAAGGGCCACTGTCACCGAGGCTGAAGGGTTCCCCTGGCCTGCTGTTCCTGTACGAAACCGACCGAGAGGCCCGTGCCCTGATGGGACGCTTGGCTGGCATTGACGAGCAGGGCCGAGACGAGATGTACCTGGTAGTCCTGAAAGACGCAAACGGCAGGTGCTGGAACGGCCAGGATGGCCTGCAAGTCGTGCCAGCAATGTCGCATGCTGATGCTGTGGACAAGGCATGGCCCGACCCACCGAGCACCCGTGAAGTTCACATGGCGCACTGCTGGAAGGTCGCCGAGACTGACCGTAACCAGCACTACCGTCGCACGGTGACCGTACCCAAGCCGAAATGGACCGATGAAGGAGGATTCCAGTGAGCAGCATGGAGGAGCATGTGCGCACCCAACTGAGCGGTGGGCGCACAGAGAACAAAGGGCGGCGCGTGATTCGACCGGCAACAGCGCCCACAGTGCAGGCCGAGGCCACAGCGCCCAAGGCCATCAACTGGTACGGCGACCCCCTACCGGAGGGCTGGGATGAACAGGAACCAGACTTCGATGCCAAGGAGCACAGCCTCAGCGACGACTCGCTGGTCATTGACTTCGGGTTCATCGCCGAGCCAGTCGACGGCGGCTGGATCGTATGGGACCCATCGTCCCGTCCCGTATGCACCCAGGAGTTCACCGGCAAATACTCACCGCAGGGCGAACCCCTGTGGATCAATTCGTGGACACCCCAGGTGTTCCCATCGCTGGCGGCTGCCCGATGGGTCACCCACCTGATTGCTGCGTACGCGGGGCATGACAATGCGAACGACCACCACCATTCACATGAGGATGGTCACGACCAGTAACTGAATCCCCTATGATTCAGAGCACCTTCGCCTAAGCACCAGGAGCAATCCATGGCTATTCCAACGCAGCCAGAAACCGAGACGAGCGTCAATGCGGCGTACTACGCCTTCAATTACATCGTCAGCCAGATCGTCGACGACCCTGCCTACTACGGCGGTGCCACCTTCACCAACGACTTCAGCGACCTGAGCACGACGTACCTGGCGAATGTCGACACGGCCTACCACCCCGAGTGATTGATCCCTGGGCGTTCGTCCTACTGTCGCTGGCCGCATTCCGCGTTGTTCATCTGATCGCATTTGACGCGATCACCGAACGGGCGCGCACCTGGTGGTGGCTGAAGTTCCCGTACGAAGGGATGCCGCATCAGAAGGCGACAGGTGAGGTGTACGGCCATGAGGGCACGTTCCTGGGCGACGTGATTACCTGTGCCTGGTGTTTGGGCATGTGGGTGTCAATCGCTGCCTACGGCATGTGGGAGTTCTGGCCTGAGGTGACGGTGAGGTTGTCGATCTTCATGGCGATCAGTACGGTGATCGGACTACTGCGAGAGTGGGAGTAGCACATGGCCGAGTCACGCATCTTCCGGTGGAGGCGTAACCGCGACGGTGAGCGCAAGATCGACCGCGTGTACTTCGGCGACGATGCCCTGGTCGCTGCCGCTGAAATGGTCATCGATTCTGAGGGCAACGTGCTGCGTCGACCACCGCAGTCCGAATGGCAGAAGGACGCATTCGGTGCCTACCGGCAGGTCGGGCCGTTGCGTTATGCAGCGAGGTTCGTTGGCAACGCGGCAAGCCGAGCGCGCCTAGGTGTCTACACGGTGCCCGATGACCCCGAGGAGATGCCACAACCGGCTGGCCTGCCAGTCATCGACGATGAGGGACATGAGCAGATCGACCCCCAAGGCGTTCAGGCCGCTGCCTACATGCAGGGCATCAGGACCCCGAAGGGGCCACTGTCATCCCTAGTCCGTGACCTGGCCATCCACATCTTTGTGGCAGGCGAGACGTACCTGCTGTTCTACGAAGATGGAAAGACCTGGGACGTGGTGAGCGTGTCCGAGTTGGATTGGTCAGACAAGAGCCGCACCGGCAACGTCACAGTGAAGCGCCGTGAGAAGCCAGGCAGCCCTGGCAAAGAACTGCCCGAAGGTTCCGTGCTGCAACGCATCTGGAGTACCGACCCCGAGTGGCCTGATATGCCTGACTCGGCGTTCCAATCGATTCTGGACGATGCCACGCAGTACCTGCTGTACAACCAGGTGGAGCGTGGCGTGAGCCTCAGCCGACTCGCCCAGGCAGGCATGCTGCTGTTCCCATCCGAAGCCTTCCCCACATCAGCCACCGACGACTCAGACGAGGACCCCCGCGACGTTGCCATGAACATGATGATGGAGCACATGACGGCAGCCATCAAAGACCCCGACAGCGCGGCGGCAGCCGTCCCCAATTTCATGTTCATGGGTGCTGACTACATCGACAAGGTGAAGCACCTGACGTTCGACCGTCAGGCTGATGAGCACATCAAGGAGCGACGGGACGCACTGGTGAACGGCATGGCCATGAGCCTGGAACTGCCAGCCGAAGTGCTGCTGGGTGTCGGAGACTTGAACCACTGGTGCCGAGTCATGGACGAGGCGTGGGTATACGGGCGTGCTGGCTGGTTGCATTCCACCCAGGTTGAGGTGGGCACAGAGATTCTGACCCTGAACCATGAGACTGGCCTGAGCGAGTGGCAGCCAGTGCTGGACATGTACGCGGCAGAGGTGACTGATGAGCCGATGCTGCACCTGCGTGGCCAGGCGTTCCGGTCCACCACCACAGCAGAGCACCGCTGGCCGATCTGGAAGCGGCATGGCCGTGACGGGCGCTGGGAACGCGAGTGGGTCACTTCCAAGGAAATGGACCTGGACCCGCGCACACGGATCATCAAGGCCGTGCCCAGCGCTGAGATTCCCGACGAAGCGAAGTACACCGACGCGTTCGTGGAGGCTGTGGCGTGGATCACGACTGAGGGCAGTGTGGGCCTGCGCCCAGGGCGACTGGCACCCCAGGTGAAGATTTGGCAGTCACAGGCAGCGAACCCTCACCATGTGGCAAGCATCAAGAGAACCCTGACTGCCCTGTTCGGCGCTGAGTCCGACCTGGGTGGCGGTGGTCGGGCTGGTCCAGGTCGCGGCAAGGTCGACGGCACGCCACGCTGGAAGTTCCACCAGCGGCCCGAAGGCCAGACAGGCACAGACCATTTCAGCCTGAACACAGTGGCATCAGCCGTATTCGCCGAAGCCTTCGACGAGGGCACCAGGCGTGTGCGACCCGAGTTCATCCAGCAGTTGACGGCCAGCCAGTTGGCGCTGTTCATTGACACCTTCGTGAAGGGCGACGGTCACGCCAACGGCACCACCCGTTACCTGTTCCAGAAGGATCGCACGATGCTGGACGCTCCCGAGTTGGCGGCGATGCTGCTGGGGTACGCCACCAACACCTACACCCAGGACGGCACCCACAAGTTCGGTGGCGAAGTCTGGTGCCTGTCCGTGTACGACAAGCCGTACTTCACCCCACAGCGCACAGGCGAATGGAAGCCGTACACAGGCACCGTGTGGTCCCCGACTGTGGCTAACGGCACCATCCTTGCCCGTGACGGCGAGGACGGCGCGCCCTACTACACGGGGCAGTCGGCCTGGCTGGTCGACGAGAACACCTACAAGATTCACCTGGAGCCGCTGCTGAGCACCATTGCTGGAGCGCTCACAACTGGCTGGCTGCGCCCCGTGCTGATGCTGCCCGTGAGAGACGGTGGCATGAACCTGTCCGAGGAGGAGGCGAGCCGCTACCAGGTGTGGTTCGATCCGAAGCCGATGGTGGCGAGGCCACAGAAGTTCACTGACGTGAAAGCAGCCCATGAGGTGTTCGCTGCGTCCAACGAGGCGCTGCGGCGTGCCGCCAACCTCACCGAGGCTGACGCACCCGACGAGGACGAGATCAAAGAACGGCTGGCGATCACCCAGGCGCAGCAGACACGCACCATCGTGTCCGATGACGCTGAGGACCCGAACGTGGACGACCGGTCCACCCCCGATGAGCAGGACCAGCCTGGAGACAGCGACCAACCTGAGGGCAATGAACCTCCCGACGAGGGAGGTATGACGGCAGCCGCCGTCCCCTTTCGTGGTGTACTCGCAAAGTCGCTGACGCTGATTGACCGCATCCTGTTCACCAGGCTGCTGGACGCTGCTGAAGTTGAGATGGAACGGGCGATGGAGAAGGCCGGTGCGAGGATTCGCACAGCGACCCGTAACGAGCCGAGTATCACCGCTGCCATTGACCGTGTGCCCAATGCTGATGTGGTGGCGACTCTCGGCCCGTCCATCGTTGGCAGCCTTCCCCTCCCCACAGCGAAACTGCTCACCGGTGCCTTCGGCCCAGCGCTCCAGAAGCGCATGGAGCAGATGGTCAAGGAGGCGCAGGAGGAGACTCAGGCGTGGCTGCGACGTGTGACCGCCAACGACTCCCTGGTGAACCGTGTGTGGCCTGAGGGGGCAGTGGAGGAAGATCGGTCTGCTGGTGTCGCGGGCCTGGTCGCTGCCCTTTATGCGTTGGCCAGCAGGAACCTGGAGTCAGCAGACGAGGAGGCCGAGGTGGCTGCCATCGCTGCTGGTGAGGCGGCTGCACGGCGTGTGCCCCCTGGCCTGGTGCGCCATGGACTCACCCGTCTAGGTGGCTGGCTGGGTGGCAGTGACAGGTCGCAGGGCGTGGGTGGCTACGGCCCGATAGGTGGACCGGCCACAGGATTCAGGATGACCGACCAAGTGCTGCCCGACTGCGGCATCGCCATTGAGCAGTTCGTCTGGAACTACGGAGCGCCAGGCGCTCGCACCACCAACTTTGAGCCGCACCTGGTCCTTGACCAGTTGACATTCGACTCATGGGCATCCCCCTTCCTGATCCCACCGGCCAGCGCCACCTGGCTGGGCGTGGACTTCATGTTCCCAGGCGACCATGCTGGCTGCCTGTGCGACTTTGACCTGGTGCTGGTCTGCTCCGAGTCCGGTGAGATCATCGCCGACAGCAGCCTGGTGGCCAGCCCTGACATTGCGGCAGCGACGGCTGAGAAGCGTGCGCTGCTGGGCGACGGAGCAGGCAGCCTGGCGTGCGGCAATCCGAACCAACCTGAATCTGTGGAGGACGACTTCAGTGTCGAGGACAAGCAGAGCATTGCCCGACAAGCACCCGAGACACAGGAAGCGCTGCGCGGTGCATTCGCACTGACCAATGCCCAATTGAAAGAGACTGGCCTGCACGCCAAGTTCGCTAAGACCTTCAAGCGGCTGACCAACGTGAAACTGGTCAAGACTGCGGCGACCAGCCAGGTGACAAAGTGGGGCCATTTCAGGTGGGGCATTGAGGGCGTGAAGGTGCCACGCGGCAGAATGCCCAACATAGAGACGATGGTGAAGGCTGCCCGTGAAGGCAAGAAACTGACCTATGAAATCCAACTGAACACCTCCCGTACCAACCCTGCCTATGCCGCATGGGTGAAAGAGAACAATGCGCACTTCAGGGCCACCGTCACAGCAGCCGAGAGGGCGCACGGAATGGGCAGCCCCGAATGGCAGGCCGCGCAGGTGGAGCGAGACAAGTGGGCAGCAGCGAACCCGAGGCCAGTCAAGGTGATACCAGCCACAGCCCAGGAAATGCACGGCACCCTCATTCACGAAATGGCGCACGCCGAGTCATTCCTGAAGCAACTGGATGACGAGATGATCCTGGGCGACCAGTCGAACAGCCTGGCTGCTCGCTGGAGGGCCACCGGTCAGGACGCTTGGCGCACTGGCGTGAAGTCCCCGTGGTCGCCTGCCTTCAGATATGGAATCACCAACGCCGAAGAAGGCATTGCGGAGGCAGTGAAGATGTATCACAATGGAATCGAAAAGGTGAACATTTCGGGTGCAGTGAGAACGGTTGAGATTGAGAAATTGCAGCCCATGACAGCGCAGGCGTGGCGCACCACGTTCCCCGAGATTGCCACCTGGGTTGAGGAGAACATCATCAATGGCTGACCTGACCAAGCGCATCGCTGACCTGGAGGCACTGGCATCCAAGGCTGGGCTGATGCCGAAAGACGAGTACGACGAGCAGATCGAAGTATTCCAGCCCGAGGATTACGCCATCGCACTTGCTGCGCTGCTGGAGTTCCCCGTGCCCGAACTGGTCATCGACCTGGAGATGACGCTGGATGAAGCGCAGGACACGGCCAACCCGTTGGTGCGAACCTACTTGACATGATGCAGCCTGTTGGGCCACACGGCTTATCATGCGTCTCACCTAGGTACAACACCCCCCGAGGGAGCAACCCCATGAGCAAGCGACTAACCCACAAGGGCGCTGCGGCCTTCACGCCTTTCACCGCGATGACGGCTGAGCAAGAGGCTGAACGGCAGGCACTGCTTGCGTCTGCTGCCGCCGAGATTGCCGAACGGCAGGCCGCTAATGACGGCGAGATGTTCGCCCCCGAGAACAGCCCAGGAACCTTCCAGGCCACCTTCACTGAAGGCGAGCGCTCAGTAGACGGCAGAGTCCTGGCTGAGGGCGCTGTGGTCGCCTGGCGCATCCCGAGTCCCCTACTGCTGATGACCGCAGCCAGCCACGGCGCTGGCGACCCTGGCGGCGCGCAACTGGCTGGGACGATCACCGAGTGGGAACGCGACGGCAACGTCAACATTCTGCGTGGATTCTTCGACGACTCAGAGGCAGGCCGCGAGGCACACCGGCTGATCGCAGACGGCGTACTGAACCGCTGGAGTCCCGACATGGGCGACCCACCAGACGGCCCAATGGAAGCCGAGTTTGAGTGGGAGGGCGATGCTTCAGAGGAGGCAGGCGACTTCCCCAGCCTGATCGTGTTCACCAAGGTGCAGGGCATCGGGGCGACCATCGTGCCGAAGCCTGCCCTGGACTCCGCACGCATTGAGGTCACCAGTTCCGTGTCCGCTGACGCTGACGCTGACGACGTAGCCCTGGAGGGCGAGCCGAAGGCGCTAGAGGTGGTTCACGGCGAGGAGGATTACACCGCCGAGTGCGACGACTGCCCTGGTGAGGCTGTTACCGCTGCTGTTGTCGCCGACCTAGGTGAAGCCACCGCCGAGTGGTTCGCCGATCCCCAACTGAGCAAGGTCACACCTCTGACCGTCACCGCTGACGGCAGAGTGTTCGGCCACATCGCCGCATGGGGCACATGCCACATCGGATTCGGCGACACCTGTGTGACCCCTCCGAGGAGCCGCACTGACTACGCCTACTTCCTGACTGGCGCACGACTGCTGGCTGACGGCACCGAGGTCCCTGTGGGCAACCTCACGTCATTCACCGGTCACGCACCCCTCACCGCGTCGATGGGTTCGACCATTGAGCACTACGACAACACCGGCCACGCATGGGCCGACGTGACCTGCGGCGAGGACGCATACGGCATTTGGGTTGCTGGAGCGGTTCGCCCTGGAGTCACCGAGGAAGTCCTGACTGAGGTGCGAGCATCGTCCCCGAGCGGCGACTGGCGCAAGGTCAAGGGCAGCATGGAGTTGGTCGCGGTCCTGAGTGTGAATGTGCCTGGGTTCCCTGTGCAGCGCACAGCCATTGCAGCATCTGCTGGGACGCAGACGGCGCTGGTTGCCGCTGGCATCGTGAAGCCCGTCGATCCTGAGGCAGTGTGGAAGGCGAGCATCGAAGCCCAACTGGCTGAGGTGCAGGCGATCCTCACCCCACTGCGTTCGCTGGCTGCGAAGGCGCTGCTGGAAGGCATTACCCCCACCAACTAGCCCGCGGCTAACCTGGGCGACCAGAGGAGGTCCCAATGGCCGGTTGCGGCGGCGCGAGATGTTCATGCCTAGTTCAGGCTGGGCAACTAATCGAAGTCGTGGGAACAGGCAATTTGGGCGACCCGTACATCATCAGCAGCCTGTCGGTTGCTGCGTGTGCTCCGGTCAACCCTGGTCTGCCACCACCCAATCAGCCTGTCGTCATCAGTCAGGTCATTCGTGACGGACTGCTCCACCTAGAGGTCGACTGCACTAGCGCATTGCAGGACACTCCAGTGCTGTTCGTGTATGTCGACATTGACGGGTTCCCGACAGCGACCACCCCCAACAGGGTTCACCTGTTCCCGATCACCGAGATTCACCGGCTGGGTACGGTCAACCTGACGGCCACCCTGGACCTGGAGGTGTATGACGACATTGCTGCGTCGGCGCAGCCGAACTTCCAGGTGGGCGTTTCGTATGTGAACTGCGAAGGCTTTGAGGGTCCGATCAGTGCACCCCCCGTCACCCCTCCCTTGTCGCAGGGCCGTCGCCGTCGTGAGGAGATTCAGGGCAACACCAGGAACGCCATCATGGATGGTGGTCTGGAGTCCTACGAGGACTTGACAGCCCTTGACTGGCTCATCGCCGCAGGACATGACTTCAGTGGCGCTGACGCTTGGCGTGTCGACGCAGGTGCAGCACGGTCAGGGCAGCGAGGTCTGCGATACGACCCGATCCTGGCGGCAGGCAACACCACCCTGTACTGGAATGCCCAACAGGATCGCGTGGCTGGCCAGGCACTAACCACGGTCTTTGAGGGCCAGGACCATCAGCATGTGTGCTGGGTCCGAGCCAACGGTGCCACCCATAACGGCCTTGACGTTCGGATTCAGTTCGTCGACCCAACCGGCGCTGTGCTCAGCACGGCCACCACTAACGTCCCAGCATCCTCCCTACCGGTGGGCGTTTGGACTCCGGTCAGCGTGATCGATGTGGCACCGGCAGGCTCACTGAAGGTGAGCATGAGCGTGCTGGTCACTGACACTGCCACGCCTGGGACCATCGACATTGACGACGCGTGGGGCTGGACCATGGAGGGCGGCGACGTAGTGGACGACGTGTACACGCAGACCACCTTCGGTGCCACCAACCTGCCTGGCGCTCCCATCGTGATCGTCACCGACGCATTGCAGTTGGACTACATCGGCCAGCGCACCCTCATTGAGGCCACCTGCGGTGTCGGCATGAACCTGACTGGCAATGAGGCAGGCATCGGTTACTGCGTTATCGGTGGCGTGTCGACCATCGGCCAACGACTAACGAACCCCGCGGGCGGTGGCGGCATCTCAGGTCCTGGTGGTGGGCACGGCCACGGTATCGGCGGTTCCACTGGCGGTGGCGGCACCCACAATCACTTCAATAGCGGCGTGACAACAGCAGCCGGTGGCGGCGCTTCACAGCCTGCCGGTGGGCACGGCCACGCAAACGTCGGCCACGTTCACTTCAGCGCAGGTCACTTTCATGGTGGTGGGTTCCACGGTCACGGCAACGTGGGCAACCACACCCATCCTCACGGCTCACACACTCACATTTGGTTGGGGATCAGTACCAACGATGGTGGGCACAGCCATGGCAGCGGCTCACTCAGCGCCTCCGGTGTTGGCGACCACACTCACAGCATCCCTGCTGGGTCGACCGTTGTCAGCATGATCGCATGGGACCACCAGGTACGACGGTTCACCCCTGCTGGGAACACGGTCGCAATCGACGCACAGGGTCAGACGGTCGTGGGCACAGCGCAGTACGTGTCTGGCACTGTCATGGCGCTGGCCACACGACTGCGACATGAGG